AATTGGCGGTGGATACTTGGGTTGTACATTATTTCAATTCCTTGGAGATATTTGTGAGTAACTCGAATACGAATTTATGAGTAGCTGATCCTGCAAAGTATACAGCGTCAGCAACAGTTGTACGATACTCTAGGAAGTCTTGCATCATTTGTAACTCTTTGGCAGTATCAAATGTCATTGAGATAGTGATTGGCTTGAATATCGCGGGAGTTAGTGGTGTGGTATTTAGGATGATCATTTGAGGGTGTCTCTAGGTGATGTTGTTGAGTGTACGATGGGTGGGATCATGGAGTGTACTAGCGGTAGCTCTGTGGGTCACTCTTGGGTACTCCTTGTGTCTAAGTTTTGCTACACACAAAAAACATTCCCCAGAACTCATCCCAAGTTAACACGCTCCGTTATGACAGTGTAAACTACTACAGAATGATCCATTTGCAGTAGATTTTACTGCGAGTAGTCACTTCTGTAGTTTATTCTGCTGTAATTTAGTCGGTACCTAATAGGAGAGGTATTTAGTAAGGTGTACACGAGAACAAGATTAGTGTAATTACAGCTAGTACAGCTAGCAAGTTTAAGCTTTGGTGTTCATCCATTATGTTGATTTCATTCAGTATTTTAGTCGGTACCTATTAGAGAGTAGTCCGAAGAGTTTAGTCGGTACCTAATAGGAAGGTGATTCGACAAGGCAGTTCAGCATGAGCTGACCTGTAGGGGAAGAGTTGTAGTGATTAAGGAGGATCGGATGATCCGACCCTTAAATTCACAGCAGCCTAGTAGTAGCAGTACATGATGTAGGGGCATGTACAGTGGTTTAATCCACAATGTGAATCTAGGTAGACGGTAACATTAGTTGTTACTGATCGTTGTACAACTCTTCCCCATACCCCTACGCAAGTAATATATTCATGAATGTATTAATGAGTGTAAGGTACAAGACAATAGCGATAAAGTGTTTTAGTGAGTGTATTATGTGTAGACTCTTTAATAATCATTGTTTCTTTTAGTTTATTACTTTAAAAGAATAACAAACAATAACAGTATACTCTTAAGTATATTACCGAGTATATTCTGTTACTGCCTGTTGTTCCACTCTTGTTTACATTACAGTGCTTATTCGGTATAAGTCTCTGTTACCTCTTCTTTTGATTCGAACACGGATGTGTACTCGATGATATCTCCTGCCATATCCAACACGAATACAGCATTAGCGATCGCGTCGAGGTTCTTGCAGGTGATATAGTTGTCACCCTTTGAGGTGATGTATGACAAGCCGAACTCGTCTAAGGACTCAATGAAGTGAGCCATGTCGTCGAAGTCAGACATGTTGACAGGAGAGAGGAGTAAGTAGGTCATGATGATAGCTTTCTTTTGTTAATAAGGTTAATAGAGATTACTTGATGTTATAAAACCAGACCGATGGATCAGCACCACCAGCGGCAATGAACTGTACTTCCTGTTTAGTATCCATAGCCACCTGAAGTGCTTGTGTGAGTAACTGGATAGCACGGTCACTAGGTAAACGGTCAATGCGAACCTGACGAAGGCGGCGATCAGAGCATGTAGCCTCGATAGAGCGTGTGATCTCATTGAACTTCAATTCAACAATTACAGTCGGTTGTGACATGCGATCTTCCATAGTAGGATTGTTGGTGGTGAAGCCAGTAGCGACTTTGGTGATGGACTTGAAAGAAGGAATGAATGTAGTCATGATGGTAGCCTATTAGTTAAAGAAACAAAGATGAGAGAACATACCCTCTCGTGGTCTCACTTATACTCGTGAAGAGTCAGTCATTAATGAATAACGACAGTATACTTCAGGTTGGAGAACTGTTGTAGTTCCCAGCTTGAGTTAGTCTTGAAGACGAATTTGCCAGTGGAGCGTTTGTAGACGTAGTACATGGTTAGTCCTTAGTGAGTTGAAACAAAGTCATCTGCGAGTAGAAACAGTTGTGCAGCTGTTAGCATACCAATAACAATCGTAGCAGCGAAGTGGAAGTAACCGAAGTTACCTGTCTCAGACGATTGCAAGAGCCAGCAGCCAGCTTGGTATGTGACCAGAGCCACGATGATATGAAAGATCTTGGACATGTTAGTCCTCCAGTAACAGAGTAAAAGCACTCTCCATAGCCCCAAGAGGCTATAGGCAGAGCTTTAGAACGGGATGTAATCACAACCCGCAGCAGGAGCAGTAGGAGACCGAGGACACACACGGTAGTCAGCACAACCGGGTTCATCCGACGCAGCAATGTTTAGTTCATTGCAGAGGAAGTCAGCCTCGTACTCATGCGCGAAGGACTCCAGCAGTTCTTCAGCACCAGTAGCGTAGCAAGCCCATACTTCGTAGTTCATAAACACCTTTCAAAACCGAGCAAAGACGCTCTCGGAAGGCACCAGAAGGAGCCAACCGGGAAAGCCCTTAAGCAAACAAAGGCGCGATAGCAACAGCACCACGACGCCAAGTGTACAGCGCACGAACAACCCGACCGTCACGGAGACGCAGGAAGACAGGAACAACAGAGCAGCGAGCGCCACGACGAGCACGGGAAGAACGCAACGAACGAGCAAAAGAAACAGAACGAGCAGACATAACAGACCCCAAGAAGAAAGACAAGGCAAGAGCGCCAAAGACAGAACAACGGTTAAGCAGAGGCAACACCGCAGAAGAAGCCGTAAGCAACACGACCAGAAGCACCGGGAGCACCGAAGAACGTGCAGCCCAAGCCAGTGCCACAGCAAGCCAAGAGAGCACGCTCCAAAGCAACAGCGTCAGCCGAACCAGCACCACCAAGGCCGGAGAGCAGGCAACGAGCAGAGAACTTCGGAGCACGAACCCAGAGCGAGCCGCCCTCAACCGACACAGAGCCAACAGGCAGCACAACACCAGAGGCAACCTCGCGGAAAGCAGACGAGGACACAACACCCGCAGAGCCAAGCGACAGCGAAGCAGGCAAGAAGCCAGACCCAGCGAACGCAGCAGCCTCCACAGCAGCAGCCAACAAGCGACCAACACGAGCCAACACCGCGAGACGAGCAGGAGAGCAACCAGCATCCCGCGCAAGAGCAAAGGCAGAACGAGCACGAGCAAGATGCACAGGCAACACAGGCAAACCAACAGCAGCACCAGCCAAGCGAGCGCGAGCAAGACCAACAGCAGCACGAACAAGACGAGCACCCGACACCGGCAAACCACGACGAACAGCAGACGAGCAAGCACCAACAACAGGCAACGAAGAAGCGAAAGAAGCGAAAGAAGCAGACATAGAAGACCCCAAGAAGGAAAGACAACGGGCAAGAGCGCCCAACGAGAACAAGAACAAACCCGGAACAAACACCGCCGGGACGGGGCCACAACACAGCGGGGCAACGCGGAGCCGAACAACACAGCCGCCGGCCAAGGCAGAACAAGCAGCGCGAGAACAACCCCGACCGCACCGCGCAACACGCGGCCAGGGCAAACAAGAGCAGCACGACCGCCCAAGAGAAACAAGGGGGCCACACAAGGAAAACGGGAGAAGCCAACAACAACAGCTGATTCTTTGACACACACAGAGAAACACCCATAGAGACTTCAGGGTACACCCATAGAAAATTACAATAAGTTACACCCAAAAATTTATTATAATTTTCAATAGCAAAATTAGTCGGTACCTATTAGAGAAGTAGTCGGTACCTAATAGGAAACACTACCCAAGGACACAATTGGCAACATCAAACAACACTAAGCTAGAGGCTCTCCGGGAACTCAAGAAGCGAGAACGGCTAGCTGCTTACAAAGACAACTTCGAATTATTCGCACGAGAGCAAATTAAGATCTTACCCAAGGACTCCTCCAAAGGATTCCTCCCTTTTGAATTCAATGCAGCACAACATATTGTTAACGAAGCTATTGAGAAACAACTAAAGGAAAAAGGTAAGGTCAGGGCTATTATTTTAAAAGCTCGACAGATGGGACTCTCCACGTTTACCACATCAAGGGTATTCTGGAAGGCATACTTAAATCCATTCCACAAGTCAGTTGTTATGGCTCACGATGCAGCCACTTCTGATTCACTCTTCACAATGTCTCGAAATATTATTGACTATATGTCACCTATATTTAAGCCAGCATTTAAGAAGTCTAATGCTAAAGAGATTATGTTTGAACATAACGACTCAGGCTACCGGCTATTCACTGCTGGAGCACCAGAGGCTGGACGCGGTCAAACACCTACTATCTGTCACTTATCAGAGGTAGCCTTCTGGAATCATGACACTAAGATTCTATCTGGTTTATTCCAAGGTATCTCTGAGGCTCCGGGTACAGAGGTTATTCTTGAATCCACAGCTAATGGTATTGGTAATGAGTTTCATAGGTTATGGCTAGGCGCTGTAGCTGGTGAGAATGACTATGTGCCGATCTTCGTAGCTTGGTTCTTGATGCCAGAGTATTGTAGGAAAGCCCCTGAAGGGTTTGAGCAGACAGCTGAAGAGGTTGTTCTTGTTACAAGACATAGTTTAAACAATGACCAACTATACTGGAGACGACTAAAGATTGCTGAGGGTGGTTATGATAAGTTCCGTCAGGAGTACCCATCAACCCCTGAAGAAGCATTTCTTGTCTCAGGCTCTAATGTATTCAATATTGAGAAGCTATCACAGCTAATACCACAGCCTATCTTAGCTCATAGGGAATTCAACTTTGAGTCTCGCATGATGGAGGATGCTAGGGGTGGTTCTATAGAGATTTTTAAGTACCCTACCTTTGAGAATTCTTTTGCTATTGGAGCAGACGTATCTCTTGGAGTAGGAAAAGATTATTCATCATGCGTTGTAATGAACGCTGAAAGGGAAGTTTGTGCGGTATACAGAAACAATACCATTGATCCTTCTCAGTTTGGTGATCTATTATTCTATCTGGGTCGATACTACAATAATGCATTACTTGCGGTAGAATCTAACAGTATGGGTATTGCTACCTTGAATAGGTTAACTCAAATGAAATATTTGAACATGTACTACCAGACTAAGATGGCTAATGTATCCAAAGAAGAAGGTAACAGGATTGGTTGGAGGACTACCTCAGCCAGTAAGCCAGCTATTATAGGTTTTCTGAAGAATGCTATTGAGCAGGGTGACATCATGATCCCTTCACGGATTGTTATTGGTGAGCTTATGAATTATGTCTCCACTGAAAATGGTAAGACTAATGCAAGCTCAGGATACAATGATGATACAGTGATTGCTCTGGCAATTGCCCTTGAAGTAATCAGAACACACGGTGATAAACTAACAACGACAACAGTTCCCTTCGCTCAGAAGATGGGACAATATCAAGAGGTTAAAACAACATGGCTATAAATGTAAAAATGTCAGCAGATGAGCGTAAGCAATTATCTGGTCTGATCAAACCAAAGACACCTAATAAATTAATCAATCCACAAGAGAAGATTGGCGAGAAGATCCCTAAGGATTTTAATACCAGAACTTTCTAAACAATAACTAAAGGAAACAAATGGCTAACAAGCTAATCGCGATCTTACCAGCTACCGCAGCTGTAACTATAGGCCCTGCTATCAGCTTGCTTAGCGAGGACACCCGAAATACGGCATATCAAGCTACTGTGCAAGGATCCGGTAGTGTCTCTGCCACTGTGATCATTGAGGTATCTAATGATAGAGTTGGCTGGATTACAGATGGTACGGCAACGCTGGTGTTATCAGGAACTGATGTAGCCTCTGCAGGCTTTGTCTCTACAGCTACTTGGGCCTATAGTCGCGCTCGATTGACATCTATTAGTGCCAGCTCCTCTGTTTCTGTTTTAGCTAGTGTTGGTCCATAATGATTGGAACTAATACAAGTA